GATTGATATGAAGAAGCCCCAGCAAAGCCTAAAGGATTGGGGTGACCAAAAATGGAAAACTAAGAGTGGCAAGCCGTCAACACAAGGAAGTAAGGCAACTGGAGAGAGATACCTTCCGGAAGCCGCGATCAACGCCTTATCGCCGTCCGAGTACGCCGCTACTACACGAGCTAAACGACAGGGACGACGTGCAGGAAAGCAGTTCGTGGCTCAGCCAAAGAATATTGCCAAGAAGACTAAAGGATATAGATAAGTGACCACGACGGGCACCAGCACTTTTAACCTAGACCTTAACAATCTTGTTGAGGAAGCCTTTGAGCGGGCTGGTCGTGAGCTGCGGACTGGTTACGACCTTCGTACGGCTAGGCGCTCTTTAAACCTGTTGACGATTGAGTGGGCTAACCGAGGCATTAACCTCTGGACCATCGAGCAGTACAGCATTCCCATGGTGCAGGGCACAATTACTTACAACCTGCCTATTGATACTATCGACCTGCTTGATAGCGTTATCCGCACCCAGACTGGGGTTGAACAGACCGACATTAATATTAACCGTATCAGCGTATCTACCTACGCCGTAATCCCCAACAAAAACGCACAGGGCCGCCCTATTCAGGTGTGGATTGACCGACAGTCTGGCGCTATTGAACCTACTACGGGTGTCAACTATCCGACAATCAACGTGTGGCCTACCCCCGACCAGAGCAACTTTTACACTTTTGTTACTTGGCGACTCAAGAGAATTCAAGACGCTGGCAACGGCGTTAATACCCAAGATATCCCGTTCCGTATGCTCCCGTGCTTGGTTGCCGGACTTGCCTACTATATCGCCATGAAAATCCCTGAGGGTGCGCCGCGTATTGAAATGTTGAAGGCATCCTACGAAGAGCAGTGGCAACTGGCATCTAGCGAAGACCGCGAGAAGGCGGCACTTAGGTTGGCCCCTAGGCAGTACTTTTATTGAGGTGAATTATGGCTGGGCCTAATTATGCTTCTGGTAAATGGGCGATTGCGGAATGTGATAGGTGTAGTTTCCGTTATAAGCTTAAAGAACTAAAAGAGCTTGTAATTAAAACTAAAAACGTAAATATTCTGGTCTGTCATACTTGTTGGGAACCAGATCAGCCGCAGTTGCAGTTGGGTATGTATCCTGTAAATGATCCACAGGCGCTTCGTAATCCAAGGCGGGATACATCGTATATTCAAGCCGGTTATACAGGGCTACAAATTAATAGCAGTACGGGGCCGCTAGGTAGCGGAGACCCATCAGGTGGTAGTAGAATTATTCAATGGGGCTGGAACCCGGTGGGCGGATCTAGAGCAAATGATGACGGACTGACTCCCAACAATCTTGCTTTGGCTATATCTCTGGGCACCGTAACTGTAGTGACAACTTAAGGAGTTTGTGATGGACAAGAAAGAAGTTAAAAAGATTGCCGACGTGGAGGCTGAAAAAGCCGTTAAAGGTCACGAAGGCCGTATGCACAAGGGCGTTAAAAAGTTCGCCAAGGGCGGCAAAACTAATCTTCAGATGAAGGAGCTTGGTCGTGGTCTGGCTAAGGTTGCTAACCAGAAGAAATCTTCGTTTACCTATAAATCAGGCGGAAGGGGTCGATAATGGCTAAGTTCAGCAAAAAGGTCGGCGGCAAAGAAGTGGGCCAAGCTGAAGTCTATGCAGAGCCCCATCAGATGACCGGTGCCGCAGGCGTGGATCTGAGCAACAACGGATATGGTCCTGCCCCCCAAAGAAACACGGCAAACGAAGTCAATATGTCTGTTGGCAACATCAGCCGTAACGCAGCGCCCGGAGAAAAAGTTTCTGGTATTGAAACCCGTGGAAATGGCGCAGCAACTAAAGGAAGAATGGCTCGCGGGCCGATGGCATAAATGAACTACGCCACGCTCTTCGAAACAATTAAAGGGTATATCGAAAACGATCTACCAGATACCGAGTTTACGGACTCGGCTGGTACGGGCACGGTTACTTTTACTTCGACAGAGCAGGTAAACACATTTATTCAACAGGCTGAGCAGCGGATATACAACGCGATTCAGTTACCCGCACTGCGCAAAAATGTTACAGGGAATTTAACAAACGGGAATAAATACTTGGCTATGCCTTCAGATTGGCTGGCTACATTCTCTTTATCTATTATTGACCCAATTACAACAGCGCAATCATTCCTGCTGAACAAAGACGTGGAGTTTATCCGAGAGGCTTTTCCAACCCCGTCTGATACGGGCACTCCTACCCACTACGCAATCTTCGATAACAATACAATGATTGTCGGCCCCACGCCAGACGCAAACTATGGCGTAGAAATGCATTATTACTACTATCCTGAATCAATTGTCACCGCTAATACAACGTGGCTTGGAGATCATTTTGATTCTGCGCTGCTTTATGGTTCCTTGCTTGAAGCTTACACATTTATGAAGGGCGAACAAGACGTGATTGCAAACTATACGGCTCGGTATAATGAAACTCTTGCAATGCTAAAACAGCTCGGCGAAGGTAAGGATCGTCAAGATATGTATCGTACTGGTCAAGTGAGGTATCCTGTAAAATGATCGGCGCACTCTTAGGCGGTATTAAAGTTCAAACTACGGACGGACGTGGATTTACGCCCGAAGAGTTGGCGCGGCGTGCTGTAGACAAGATTGTGTATGTTGGAAGTAATTCCCATCCTGCCGTACGGGAGCAGGCGCAGGCATTTAAAGACGAGATTTTTGGAATTATTTTGTTTTACCTTAGGGAGACTGTGGCTCAAGACCGCACCACCCTTGCAAACCGGCTGCGAGAAGCGGGCCACCCCGAACTTGTAAAACTTTTGGAGATTTAAAATGGCATTCACAGGCAACTATATGTGCACAAGCTTTAAACAAGAGCTTATGCAGGCTAAACACAACTTCACCGCTTCTACGGGTAATACATTTAAACTTGCGCTATATACAAACAGCGCCTCGTTTACTGCTGCTACTACGGCATACACGGCTACTAACGAAGTCGCTAACTCCGGCTCTTACAGTGCTGGCGGTGGAACCCTTACAAACATTACCCCGACCACATCTGGTACGACCGCATTTACAGACTTCAATGATCTGTCGTTTACCTCGGCCACGATCACGGCCTACGGCGCTTTGATTTATAACAGCAGCCAAGCGGGTAACCCAACTGTGTGCGTTCTTGATTTTGGCGGTGCTAAGACTTCTACTTCGGGTACGTTTACGATTATTTTCCCGACAGCAGACGCATCAAACGCAATTATCCGCATTGCCTAGGAATGAATAAGTGGCGACATACAGCGGATGGGGTTCTGGGCCTTGGGGCTACACGCCTTGGGGAACTGACAGCACCGACGTTGATGTCCCACTAGGTGGTTGGAGTTACGGAGACTGGGGCAGTAACGGCTGGGGCGCAGGTAATGCAGGTGTAACAGGTACTGGGCAGGTAGGTTCTGTAACGGTACAGACGGTAGTAGATGTTAATGTAAATGTTACTGGAGTTGAAGGTGCTGGATCGGTTGGATCCGTTCAGGTTGCTGCGGATTCAAATGTAGGTGTTACGGGTGTTGAAGGGTCTGGGCAGGTTGGATCTGTTCAAGTTGCCGAGGGCGTAGATGTAAGCGTTACCGGGGTTTCTGGTAGCGGTGCGGTTGGAAGCGTGGCGGTGGCTGCTGGGGCAGATGTAAATGTTACAGGTGTTGAAGGGTCTGGGCAGGTAGGAAGTGTAACGGCGGCAGCTGGTGCAGATGTAGATGTTACGGGTGTTGAAGGTTTAGGTGCGGTAGGAACCCTTGATGCTACGGGCGATGCTAATATAAACGCTACCGGGGTTTCAAGTACCGGGCAGGTAGGAAGTGTAGTAGCACAAGCTGGTGCAGATGTTGTTGTTACTGGTGTTACAGCCACGGGGTTTGTTGGGACCGTAACAGTTTCGGCAAACGGTAATATATCTGTCACGGGTGTTGAGGCGGTTGGCTTTATTGGGCAAGTAGAAGTAATTGAAAACGCCGATGTAGATGTAACTGGGGTTGCAGGTGTTGGTGAGGTTGGTCAGGTCGAGGCGGTTTCAAACACCTCGGTTGATTTAGTAGGAGTTTCTAGCACTGCCAGCGTTGGTTCGGTTGTAGTTACAGGAAATTCTGTAGTTTTAGTTACCGGAGTTTCCGCTACTGGATTTATTGGGTCAGTTCTGATATGGCAGTCAATAGATGACAATCAGACTCCAAACTGGCAGAATGTTAATGATTCACAGGGATCTGTTTGGACACAAGTAAATGACTCGCAGACCCCAAATTGGGTGCCGTTAGCGGCATAGGAGCAATAAATGGCAAGCACGTATTCTGCGTTAAAGATTGAGCTTATTGGTACCGGAGAGCAATCCGGTACTTGGGGCGCCACGACAAATACTAACTTAGGCACCGCGCTTGAAGAAGCTATTACGGGTTCAGCCGATGTTACCTTTGCCAGTGGCCCAGTCACCCTTACCCTAACCGATACCAACGCATCCCAGACAGCCCGTAACCTGCGGCTAAATCTTACAGGTACTTCAGGCGGAGCTCAGAACCTTATTGTCCCCGCTATTGAAAAACTCTACCTAGTAAATAACGGATGTGCTGATGCAATTACTGTAAAAAATTCTACCGGTACTGGAATTGCAGTCCCCGCTGGTAAATCGATGTTTGTCTTCAATAACGGGACAAACGTAGTTGATGCAATAACCAACCTTTCTTCACTTACTCTTGGATCGGCGCTTCCAATTGCTTCTGGCGGAACCGGTCAGACCTCCGCCTCGGCGGCCTTTAACGCACTATCCCCCATCACCACGACGGGCGACCTGATACTTGGCAACGGGTCAAACAGCGCCACCCGCCTAGGCATTGGGTCCAACGGGTACGTTCTTACTTCAAACGGCACCACGGCCTCGTGGCAAACCGCCAGCGGTGTATCTACAGGCAAGGCAATCGCTATGGCGATGATATTCGGATTCTAAGGAGTTTTTAAATGGCAAACCCAAATATTGTTAACGTCACCGTAATCAACGGCAACTCGTCGCAGGTGTCGTTGGCTAACACCTCGGCAAACCAGCTGGCGAGCAACGCCGCGTCGAGCAGCAAGGTCTACAAGATCAACTCAATCGTCGTGGCAAACACCAACGGAACCGCCGCCGCAAATATCACGATCAACGTCTACTCGGCGGCTTCGCTGGGCGGGACGGCCTACCCGATTGCGTCTACCATCTCGGTTCCGGCCAACTCGACGCTTATTGTGACGGACAAGACCACAACGTTCTACCTGCTGGAGAATCAGTCCATCGGGGCGACCGCGGGGACGGCTAACTACCTGACCGTGGTAACCTCTTGGGAAGAAATTACCTAAGGAAGTACCGATGCCCATTCACGGCTATCTGGCGGGGCTCATATCGGCCCAATTTTTCTCGCCATCGGCGCTGCCGAGCGGCGGCGTTTTCCCATTAAGTCAGCAGTTCCAGCTTCAGGGGCAGGGCTACTGGCCCACGAACCTATTCGCCGACTACCTCGTGGTTGCGGGAGGAGGCGGAGGTGGTAATAGATCAGCCGGTGGTGGCGGTGCTGGTGGTTATAGGACAAGTGCTGGAACATCTGGTGGTGGCGCATCTGCTGAGTCAGCATTGAGTCTTAGTGTTGGCACTTCATACACAGTTACTGTTGGTGCTGGTGGTAATGGTGCTGCTGCTAATGGACAAAATAACGCTGATGGTTCTTCTGGTTCAAACAGCGTTCTTGGGTCAATAACATCCATAGGCGGTGGCTACGGTGGCTGTCCTTCGACAGGCGGCACTGGTGGTTCTGGTGGCGGTACTGGCCACGGAGGAAGCACGGGAGGGTCTGGAACGGCCAACCAGGGCTACAACGGCGGCAACGGTGCTAATGCGTTTGGCGGCGCTGGTGGTGGCGGTGGTGCTGGTGCTGTCGGCGCAAATTACAGTGGCAACAACGGCGGCAATGGTGGTGCTGGTGTTTCATCGTCAATTACAGGCTCCGCAGTAACTAGAGCCGGTGGTGGTGGTGGCGGTGCTAGACAAGACTCTGGCGGTACTGCTGGCTCTGGTGGCTCCGGCGGTGGTGGCAACGGCGGTTCTTCTGGTTCTGCTGGATCAGCCAACACTGGTTCTGGTGGCGGTGGTGGTAGCCAAACTGGTTCTGGTGGTTCCGGTGGATACAACGGCGGCTCCGGCATCGTAGTTATCAAAATCCCCTCAACGCACTATGGCGTGTTCTCCTCAGGGGTTACCTACACGACAATCACATCCGTTGCGGGCTACAACATCTACTCGGTGACTGCCACCTCAACAACATCTGAGACTGTTACCTTCTACGCTGGTGCGCCCGTTGACTTCTTGGTCATTGCCGGGGGTGGTGGCGGGGGTAACGGCTCTGGGAACTCTGCTGGTGGTGGAGGTGCTGGAGGTTACAGAACTTCTGCTGGCACTTCTGGTGGGGGAGCATCTGCCGAATCTAAACTCTCTCTGTCCTTTGGAATTGCATATACAGTAACTGTTGGTGGCGGGGGCAACGGATCAACAAACGGAGCTGGCGGCTCTGGAAACCAAGGCAGCAATTCTGTTTTATCAACAGTCACATCTACTGGCGGGGGTGCGGGATCATACGCTGCGGTTGGTGGAACAGGAGGTTCGGGCGGTGGTGGATGGGTAGTAAATGCTGGAGGTTCTGGAACCGCTAGCCAAGGTTACAACGGCGGAGCCGGAGCGTTTGACGGAACGAACTTTAACTCAGGTGGTGGTGGGGGTGCAGGAAGCGTTGGTGCTGCCGCCACAACAAGTCCCAATGTCGGCGGCAATGGAGGAAGCGGTGTTGCTTCATCTATAACTGGGTCATCTGTTACAAGAGCATCTGGCGGTGGTGGTGGAACAAAACTTGGAAGTGCTGGAACCGCACCCACGGGGGGAGGAGGTAACGGCTCAACTTCATCAAACAACGCATCTGACGCAACTGTAAACACCGGAGGCGGTGGAGGTGGTGGAGGTGGTAACGGAGGCAACGGCGGATCAGGAATTGTCGTCATCAAGGTTCCCGACAATGTAATCGCTACCTTCTCGGGCGGGGTGACATCCAGCCTCTCAACCTCGGTGTCTGGGTTCAACATCTACTCCGTGACGGCAACAAGCACGACCAGCGAGACTGTGACATTTAGCATCAAGCCCTCAACATTTAGCGCAGACTTCCTTGTAGTTGCTGGGGGCGGTGGGTCAACACCACAAAATTCGTATGCTAGCGGGGGTGGTGGTGCGGGTGGAGTTCGTTCGTCTGTGTCACCAACTGGCGGTGGTGGTTCTGCTGAATCTCAATTAAGCCTATCGCTTGGAACTGCCTACACGGTCACAGTAGGTGCTGGTGGTGTTTATCAATACACGGGAGCCAAAACCGGAAATGGTTTTGATTCTGTTTTTTCAACTATTACATCAACAGGCGGTGGTCGTGGAGGCACACCATCTAGCGGAGATTCCACATCGGGTGGTTCCGGTGGTGGAGGCAAAGGCGATAACAACGGAAACGCAACTTCACCCGGTAGTAGCGGAACTTCTGGTCAAGGTTATTCTGGTGGCTCTGGTGGTGCAAGTAACGGACTCGGTGCTGGTTCTGGCGGTGGTGGTGGCGGCGGAGCTGGTGCAGTCGGTGGTAACGCTGGCGCACAAAGTGTCGGACCCGGTGGTAGTGGCGGTGTAGGAGTTCAAAACTCTATTACGGGAACCGCTACATACTACGGAGGTGGTGGTGGAGGTGGTGGATGGGGAGGTGCATCCAATCCGGCAGGAGGTTCAGGCGGTTCTGGAGGTGGTGGAGCGGGTTCGGCTGGTGCTGGAACTCCGGGCAACGGAACTGATGGAACAGCTAATACGGGCGGCGGAGGCGGTGGGGTTGGTCGAGGAACTTCTGCAAACTCAAGTCATGGCGGAAACGGCGGCTCTGGTGTCGTTATCATTAAAGTGCCAAACTACTACAGGGCAACCTTCTCTGGTGGGGTAACACAGTCGGTATCCACCGCCGTGTCTGGGTATAGCATCTACACAGTAACCGCTACTTCAACAACATCTGAAACTGTAACTTTTAGTTAAGGGGCTTTAAATGGCGCACTTTGCAAAACTTGATGAAAACAATGTTGTGGTCTTTGTCACAGTAGGAAGGGACGAGGACAACGGAAAAGAAGATGAACTGACTGCTCGGACTGGGGATGTCTACAAGCAGACTTCCTACAACACCCGTGGCGGGGTTCACTACACAGACAATGCCCCCTCTGCCGACCAGAGCAAGGCTTTCCGCAAGAACTACGCTGGTCTGGGCTATACCTACGATGAGCAGCGTGATGCGTTCATTCCCCCGAAGCCCTACGCCTCATGGGTTCTAAATGAGACAAGCTGCCTGTGGGATGCGCCCGTTGCCTACCCTGACGATAACAAGTTTTACTCATGGAACGAAGAGACAATCTCTTGGGTAGAAGTCAATGTTGCTTAAACTGACAAACGCAACCAAAGGCAGGATCGGGGAGGGCTTGATCCTCAACTCCGAGCTTATAATGTCCTTCTTCGAAAACACAAACGAGGACGGAATTAAGGTCACCGTGGCATTTGGTGTTAACGGAAACTCGTGGGAAGTATCCGAGACGATTGACGAGATCATGGAACAGGCATGGACTACAGCGGCAACATAATCACCAAGAACCCCGTTCAGCCCTCGTTAACCTCAGCGTCGGGGGTGTGGACGCTAGACGAGGCCGCGGCAGCGGTCAAGGCAAACAAGTGGCCCGTTGCGGGCGTGCCAAACCCAATCCAGCGCAGCCTGCGGTTTCGCTCTAGTGCGTCTGCTTACCTGAACAGGACTCCTGCTGGTGCGGGTAACCGCCAGACATGGACTTGGAGTGGGTGGGTAAAAAGGGGAAAACTTACAGATAGTGCTATTCAAACTTTACTTGGAACAACCAGTAATACTGACTTGATTGGTTTTGACACAGACGATACTTTTCGTGTTTGGTTTGGGGCAAACACATATAGCACCAAAACAACGCAAGTATTTCGTGACCCATCTTCTTGGTATCACTTTGTTGTTGCGGTAGATACAACTCAAGCAACTGCTAGTAACCGCTTGAAAATTTATGTTAACGGATCACAAATAACCGCCTTATCAGCTTCATATCCAACACAAAATTACAACACAGGGGTTGATAACACAGTAGAACACAGAATTGGCAAGATGCCGTCTGGTGATTACAACTACTTCGACGGCTACCTCGCCGAGGTCAACTTCATCGACGGGCAGGCCCTAACCCCCTCCTCATTCGGCTCCACAAACGCTCTCACGGGCGTGTGGCAACCCGCAGGCTACTCTGGCTCCTACGGCACTAACGGGTTTTACTTGCCATTCACGGATAACTCTGCGCTCACCTCTGGCTCCAATGCGGGACTGGGCAAGGACTTCTCAGGCAATGGCAACTACTGGAACACTAACAACATCTCAATCACCAGCGGGTCTACCTACGACTCCATGACCGATGTGCCTACGCTTACGAGTGCCACGCAAGCGAATTACTGTACTTGGAATAGTGCTCTCCCAGCAGCGATAGCAGGGCCATCTATTGTTACTTTATCTAACGGAAACCTTGATGTTGCGTTGTTGAGTGGCGCAGGAGGCGATTTATTTTTATATGCAACAAATTTATTAAATTCTGGTAAGTGGTATTGGGAATTCACATTATCTGGTACTACCAACAATAACCATCGTATTGGAGTAAGTAGTCGTTCTTTTTCTGCAAACACAGGAAATACAGAAGCCGCTTATTGGTGGAATCAAGGTTTGGTTTATGTAAACGGTAGTCAGGTTGCTTCTGGTTTATCGACCTGTACTACAAACGATGTTATTGGAATTGCGATTAACGCTGATGCAGGAAGCGTTCAGTGGTTTAAGAATGGGGTGAGCGTTTACACGGCTACAGGTGTCAATTACACAACTTATATTCCATACATAAACGGTGAAGGTGGCACTGGCAGAACATTCTCTGGTTCAACCAACTTCGGTCA